CTCCTCTGCTGAGGTCACCAGCCTCAGCACTCCAGTGACACGTCTAAGCCACTGGAGCCCACGCGAGCTTTAAGCCGACGGCTCGCGGTCGTCCACTGCGCATTAAGTGATCTCTCTGCTGTTCCGGAATTTCCGGATGCATAAGACACTTAGTGAGAGCTGGTATATCGCTGAGAGGTGAGTGTGGAAGTCTCACATCAAGACGATACCCATTTACCTCAGGACGATGCAAGGTCTCAGACATCCGGTGAATCTCCGGTGGCTGAGGCCCAACACGCCCCAAAAGAGGCGAGTTACTCGACACATATGGGAAACGTCCGCCCAAAAGGCGAAGAATCTCAGTGTCAAGCATCTCCACTGTATCCAACCACCCAACCTCGCAAAGTTGGTTGCGGAAAGATACAAGTGATACCAGTTCCCTAACGCAGCGCCGTGAGATCGGAAATACTTCTCGAGATCTGACTATTGACACGTCAGATCCGTTGAAGTATTCCTTTCCGCAAGACTCTCTGAACGGTCCAGTCCAGAAAGACTTGCGCCGATTGACTAGAAACCCAAAAGTTTCTAGCATTTCGGTCACAGCTACGGCCTTGTTCGCGGGGACAATAATATCGTCTCCGTAAACACGCACCGAGCCGACTAGTCGTTTAATCAACGACATCGTCGGAGACGTTGACAGGCCAAGACATCCCAGGATGGCAACAGTAGTAAATACCATCGCTTCCACTGGGAATGTCAAGGCCGAGCCCATAGACGCAAACTTCTGAAGGGGGATTACCTCTCCAGAAGGTAACTGACATCGCGTTGATCGGCATGCTTGGATTCCTTCCAAGAAATTTGGATAGTCTCCAAACAGCTCCTCAACAAGCCAGTTGGCAACGCGGTCACTAGCCTCACTCAAATCAAGTGTTGCTAATGACCCATCCAAACTACCTACACGAGCCATCACCTGATTAGGTGTTTGGTCCGTGAAGGCAGTAAAGGACCGTGAGATAGAGTCTAACTCTATCTCCCGCACGAGAGGTTGCAGAATTGCCTGCTGTATATATTGCATTACAGTAGGTTCTTCAGCAATCAATCGTGGTGTTGTCTGCGTTTTCGGAACAGCTACCAATCTAGTCGGTATCTCTTCCGCCGGGCTCAGCCACGTGACATCGGGGTCTTCCCTTGCGAACTTCGCATTGGGAAGAGCATATTCCCAGTACGGGAATAAATACTCAAGTCGATCAAGCCATAAAGGCATAACCCACTTGAGATTCCCACGCCGATAATCGGCAGTGGCCCCGGGCCCATGTCTAGGAACCAGCTCACCATGGTAAACCATGCCGTCAAGACGGCTAAGAGCTGGCCCAAAAATGAGCCTAATGATCCTTCTGGCAGCCGTGGAGGCGCCTTCCTCGAAGAGGATGGCGCCACGGCTATCAATAAAGGGTCAGTCACGTGCTTGTCCGTGTCGGTATAGCTTTCGATGGCCTGATCCGTTTTTACAGGATCACAGAGGTTCTTCTCTTTGGAGAAGAGCAGCAATAATTGCCGCAAACCCCTGACGGCCTTCGATGCCCTTTCGTCAAAAGCAAAATGACGTCCAGGCATCAGCACTGGCTCCTCGAGGATGATCTCCTCAGAATGCCATTCACCGACACGAATCGTACTCTCCGATGTAAAGAGCAGATCCAGGAATCCACCGAGAAATACGGGGACTCCGCGATGCTTTATACCATGACTATCAGTCACCCTTCGGCGACTGAAGCCAGGAAAAGCATCGTTCGGAATTCTGCCCAACTCAAGACTCATAATCAAGTCTTGATGAAAGGCAGGTAGGGTAATCG